GATGAAGGCAGGCTCAATCACATGACCCTCTTCAATCTGCCATATCGGCTTGTGACCGAGACGAGTGATGATCTTCGCCCAGACGTTGCGAATAGTATTCTTGAATCTCTTGTAATATTGTTTCTTGCTGTCCATATCTTGTCGTTCTTCCGTTGTGTCGTAGTTGCCATCTGCCATCGCTGAAGAGCATCACCTCATGACCATCGCTGTGCTTCCATCGGAACGGCTTGCCCTTACAAGCACATCGCCCCAGAGGGAAGTATTGCATCTTGATCAGATATGAGTTGATGATCTCAATCATGTGCGAAGTACCTGTTGTAGATGATCGTGTTCAGCGCAGCGAGTGCCGGGATGTACATGATCAGCATCGGCAGATTCCAGTCGAAGGTGAGCCAGTAAGGTATCGAGTACACGCTCGCCATGCAAGTCACGCACCCCCCTAATGGTTGCCATAGATAGCCGAGCCACTTCTCTCCCCACTTGCCAAGCCATGAGAGTATCATGCCCTCTTCCATTGCTAACTTGAGTCCATTGATGAACATACTGTTTATCAGCATGAACATCATCGTGTCAATCATATTGCTTATCATCCCTGTGGTGTTACTGTTGTTGATGGTGTGAATATAAGATTGTAGCAATCGTATGTCGTGTATCCAATCGTCACCTGTGCAGGATCACCGTTCTCGTCAACGATCGTCACCGTGTAGTTGCTGAAGGTGCTGAACGCACCGACTGGAAAGTCAGCGATGATGACTGATGCCTCACCTGTCTCGTCTGTTGTCACCTCGTAGTTGTAGCTGACTCCTGCATTGTTGTCTGTCATCGTGAGAGTGTATGTAGTGTCTGCATCAAGACCGGGCAGGAAGATCGTTTCACCACATGGGTCTGTCGTCACATCATAGCAGATATCGCACGGTGTAGTGTCGATCGGTGTTGGTTCAGGACAGTCAGGGCATAGACCTTCGTCAATGCATCTCGCTTCTGACAATACTAATGCTGAATAATAAAAGTAGACTGTTCCATCTGTTGATCTATCCAATGCACAGCTTACAAACTCACCCTTCGTATCGTCTAATGCAGGGTCTGATGTTAAACCAGTCCAATCAACAGTGTATATCGTGACTGCACCATATATAGGATCAGGAATAGGTGATACAGATGTGCTGATGCTTATAGAGCCACCGAATAAAGCTAATGTGCTATTGGCAAATAATGAATTGATCTGATCAATTACTGTGAAAGGTCCTGAAGGATTATCTGCTGGGAATTCAAAGAATCGTTGATAAGCAACATAAGACAATTGGATGTTTCCAAATGTCACCATTGCATCCGGTACTTCAAAGATCATTTTATACGAGAGTGCCATGCTTACAAATATACATCATAAATAACGAATCCAATCACGGTGAAACGTGGCGCAGTAGTATCTGAAGCAGTCCATCAGATCACTCTTCCGGATGTCCGTCGTACGATCCTTGATGATGTCACCTTCCTCGTCCACCTCCACGTACTTCAGATCAGTGATCAGTCCCTTGCACGATCTGTCAATCTTCACGCAGTAGTTCTGAAGCAGACTGTTCACAAGCACCCTCGTATCCCTGACGCTCGGATTCACAACAGGCTGACGCATCTGCATCCTGCCTAACCGCAGCCGAGACTGCACCACATCGTAGTACCCGGTGTTCCCGGCAGTGAGCGCAGAACGGTTCGCCCCTGTCGCATCACCAGTCACGATGAGCGATGCCTTCGGATACTTGGCAATGATCGAATCGCACAACTGATAGATGTCGCTGTTACGCAGTGCGAACTCACCAATCACATTGATGCATCCACTCACGTGTTGAACTGCGATGCACGTGATCGGGTCAACGTTGAAGTCAAAGCTAAGATAGATATGCTGATGCGGATCGAAAGCAATATCATGCACGTGCTTGTCCACATCGAAAGCATAAGCGAAAGGATTGTTAGCGAGGTCAACATCCTCTGCAAGTATCTCGCACCGGAAAGTCAACTCATCGAGCTGATCACGCAGGTGATCGACCTCTTCGTGATTGATGTGCGGATTATCATAAGTTGACAGGTTAAAACTTGACCAGCTCGGATCGTCTCTGGTGAATAGCTCCTTGAAGAATGTCCTCCCGAACTTCGGAGTGCTGAGAATCCACGCATCGCCCTTGTAGTCGAGCAGCGTAGCCATGATCGTCTGCGTCCATGCCTCTCTGAACTTCTTCGCCTTCTCTGCCTCATCAATCACCACCCTCGCATATTTGCGACCACGACCAGAGTCAGGCTCGTCCATACTCCAGAAGTCAATCACGCCACCTGTCACCAGACGCATCTGCTTCGTCTGCTCGTTCTTGCTCTCGATGATCGGCTTCAATGTGTACTTCAACTCCAGCCACACATCGTGCAGGTCCTTATAAGTCGGAGCATAGTAAGCACACGGCTTCCCATCGAGAGCGATGTTCGGCAACAGCTCGTTGACCGCAAGCGTGGTCTTGCCCCACCTACGACCGATCTTCAATACATTGTACCTGCTCGCCTCGCTGATCACTCGCTCCTGACCAGAGTGCAGACGCTTGAGTTTGATCTCGATGTCACTCACGGATGATCCTGATGTTGATCGTACCATCGTCAGTCTTGACTTCCTGCCTGTTCATCTTGGGAGTGATGAACTCCGCAAGGGTAGCCATCATCTTAAGACGATCGTGCGCTGACAACTCAGCAAGGTCTCGCCTCATCGTGTACTCGTCATATGAGTCGAGCAGTCTCTCGATCTTATCCTTGAGTTTCATCTCTTCTTCTTCACTTTACCCGGCAGCGACTTCATCTGCTTCGGTGTGGTCTTACGAGCGAACTCCTTCGCCACCTTCGGATTGGTAGCGTAGAGATAACTCTTCTGTGCTTTTGACTTAAACGGCATACTACAAAGATACACACAGACTCACTCAATCTCGCCCTCCTCTCTCAACACCCTCTCCGCCCACCTCAATGCTGGCTCACCACCCCAGAGCAGATAGCTGATGGTCCCGCACGCAGTATCATCATCAGGATCATAGTACTCCCCTGCACGACTGAGATAAGAGTACATCCGCTTCACGGTCATCGTAGTGATCGGCTCACGGTTCGCTAACTGCTGCGCTCGCACCTTCCCGACCTGCGTAGCACATCGGTTGCCGATCTCATCGTTTAACCTGATGCCTCGCTCCGCTGCTTCGCTGATCGCTCTCGGATAGTCTGTGTATGTCATTTGTTCGATCTGTATTGGTAGTAGTAGAGAAACTGATCTATGAATATCTTGTCCTTCACAAGCCCACTCTCTGCGAGTCGCACCGCATAGTCATGATCTTCGCCCATGCTGATGTTCTTATACCCGATCTCCCTCGCTATGCTCGTCATGATTGGATTAAGATGGTTGAGAGGACGAAGGTAGCGCACTGCCCCATCGTATCGCTCTGGCTTCTCGCTCCACTTCAGTCCTGCACGATGCACGAACTCCATCGGATGCTTTGAGTTGGTAGTAATGATACCCTTGAATCCGACACCATAGACATCTCGCTTGAGATGCGCCAAGATCAGATCAACGTAGTTGCTGCTGATCATATCATCGTCATCTATGAAGTTCATGTACTTGGTCCTGCATGAGTCGACAGCGTACTGTCGCTTCTCTCCGATGCTATGCTCTTTGTTGTCTTTAATCACAATGACCTGCACTGGCTTACAATCAACCTGAGGGTCGAGTCGTGTGCGAAGTCGTGCAAGCATCGACTCCCTCCCGGTGATGGTCAGGATGTAGATCGTCCACAACGGCTTCACAGCGGAAAGCCGATCTTCTGTCGTTGATTGAATAGTCGCTGTCCGTGTGTCCATGCAGTTGCTGAGTTCTCACGCTTGTAGGTCTCGTCAAGTTCAGACTTGCCAACCGTGTAGTGTCGATGCTCGATCTCGATGCTCTCGTCAAGGTGATACATCCCATGCGCCTTCGCTGTCTCAGTCAGATCGTTGTCGGCAAACATACTGATGTACTTGGGATGGTAGAGATAGCCGAGTCGCTCGTATGCGCCTCTGTTCATGATTGGGATCGTCAGGATGTCCGATCTGATGCCATCATGTACCTGCAAGACCGCAGGCTCTGGATGCCGAGCAAACCAGTCGAGCAGTAGCGAGTCCCATCCCTGAGGTGCAAACATATCATCGCTGACGAGGATCAAGATGTCCTGCCCTGCGATCTTCGCCCCTGCATTGGATGCCATGACCATGTTGGTCGCTCCGGTGCTGATGATGGTCACCGGCTCATGCCTGAAGATATGGATGTACTGCGATGCTGTCGGATCATTGTCGCTGAGGCTGATGATCCATTCGTACTCGCAGGCATTGTCGCTCTTCATCACCCAGTGCTTGTAGCACTCATGCGCCTGTCGTGGACGCTTGAAGCTTGGATGTACAAGACTGATATTCATGTGATGATGACTTGAATCTCCTCTCCGCAGATCGACTGAAGTAGTTTGAGTCCATCCATGCACCTTGATCGTCTGGTGTACGCTTCGCCGGAGTCAGCAATGATCCTGCCGTTGCGTGACAGGATGCGCCACCTCCACTGTTTCCGGGCATCTTGGTAGATTATGGCTTTCATTTCGTTTATAGGCTTAGAAAGGGAAATCTGAGTGTCCTACATTAACCGACTGCCGATCGTTCGTCTGAGGGCTTGTATTGGC